TCTAGTCAATTATTACTTTAACATGAACGTACCCGTATGGGTTATTTTTTTTGCAATTAATTAGTGTTGCACTTGATATTGTAATTTATCATATATAAAAAAGAACAACAATTACTGTTGTTCTCCTTTTATACTATCTACAATTTTATTTCCTTGACCTTCTACAACTATTTTAAATCCACTAACAAAACTCTTTAAGAATCCTGGTATTGGCACTTCCATTATAATTAAATTTTCTAGTATAGATACAAACTCATTGAATATAAACCATATAGATACTAACAATCCAAAGAATGTTGTTAATGGTATTACTACTCCTAATAATTCTGCTACATTTAATATTATCCAATCTGATACTATTGCTACTGCTACAACTACACCATACAATGCCTTTTTAACAATTCCCCATACGCCCCTTCTACTTTGCACTTCTCCAATGTAATTAGCTTTAATAACTCCTGTTATAAAGTCTACTGCCATAAATGCAGTTAATATCATTAGTATTGGGAATAATATTCCTAGCTTTGCTGATAGATATGCTCCTACTCCACTTATTCCTAGTTTTATAAAATTTGTTTTCTCCATTTTACACCTCATTATATTTATTTACCTTGCTCCAGGTGTTTTCTTTTGTGCAAAAATAAAGAACTTAGAATCATCTAAGTTCTTATATTTAAATTATAATAAATCAAATACTGGTTCAATCATATATCTAAAATACTTATTCCCTTCATCATTTGGATGACATGATCTATCGTACATTAAACTTAAAAAATAATCTCTCCATGTAACTTCTTCATTTGGATATAAACTTTGCCAATGTTTGTACATACATTTTTGTATATCAAGATAGGCTTCTCCATCTTTTATTAGTTGTGCTTTTGCACTATCCCAAAAAGTAGTATATGGTGGTAGTAATCTATCTTTATGTGAGTTTGGTAATAGATAAAATCTATCTGAACCAATTTCCTTTATGAAGTTATTTATTTTAATATAGTCATTAATCATATTAGTTGGATTAGTTGTATCTGAACTATTATTAATCAATGTTAATTCAGTTATTATTAAGTCTGGACTTTCAACTATACTTTGAAATCTATGTTTTCTTTCTCCATATATATTTCCTAATCTTGAACTTCCTCTTGCTGTATTAACTAAATGACATGCATAAGGTTCATTTGCTGTTCCCCAATATGTTACCCCCCAATAGAATAAATATTTTGATGTATCTGATGACTTCATTATTCTTATCTCTATTTCTTCATCTATGGGCTTAGTAAAGAATAGTCTTTTAGTTACATTTGCTGTGTCATATCCATCTCCTGAATTTGTTTCTTTTTGTGAGAAAACATACCCATCAGCTTCAATAAAATCTGCTTTACTTCTATCAGTAGAAACCTTAACCTTTCCTTTTCCACCAATAGTAACATTTATAGTAACATTATCATCAGCCTGTTTATTCGTATCATATATAAAATCAAACTTAGAATAACCAGCTGGTATTTTAAACTTAATGAATGAAAGTGAATTTGTTGCCACTCTCCTTGGTATCCATCTTTCAAAATCCCAGTTGCCAAAATTATTTATAGGGCAATCTCTTTGAGTTATCTTTGTTGACACTCTAGTTAGTGAATATTGGTTGTCATAGGCTGATTGTGAGTTGCTTCCTGAAACATAATAAGTTTCAAAGTTACCACTTTCAGTAAAGAATGGATCATCTCCACCTTTCCACTTATCACTCCAATGTGAAATTAAATCATTCTTTCCATAATCAAACCTTCTGTACTGTGGTGAACCTTTTTTTACTATATCCCATATATGCCCACCAACTGCCATTCTATCACATAATGGTGGAACCTCTGCAACTGATGGCAATGACTTTTCATTTGAATATTGATGTGCTAATATGCTATCTCCTGTCATAACTACATATAAATCCTTATCCATTCTTAACCACTTATCTAAGAAATTAGGGCAATTAGTTACTAATGGATTATCTCTTGAAAGTAAATGTTGTATAGCATAAACTCCACCCCCTAAACCTTTTTCAATGGAAGCTTCAATATCATTTAATTTTTCTTCATGTTTACTTAACTTTTCTTCATGTTCAGGAACTTGTTTCCCAATCACTCTAACTTTCTCATTTATAACATTAGTTTCATGTAAACTTACCCATAGTCCATATGGATCACCAGCAAGTTTAAACTGTTCTAATTCATCTCCATTGGAGGTATTTGGATTAAACCATACTCCTGAATGAAAATATTTATTTGATAACACCTCTGAATCAGCTAAAAATCTACCTGTTTGTTGAACTTCTATACATTCTCCAGCATAAACTGTTACCCCATAAAGTTTCCCATTAACAACATTAACTTCATTAGGTAATTCCAATTTCATTAAGCTGTTTAACGGTGTTAAAACCCATTCATTCATAGGAACATTAAATGTATGAATCAGTTTCTTATTTGTTACTATTGCTGGTTCTGTTGATGTATAAGGCTTTCCTTGAAAACTATCCATTTCATATAACTTAATTGAAACACTAGAAGCTTTATGATTTATAGATTTATTGTATTTTTTAATACCCACCATTTTTATTTTTTCTATTGAAATATTTTTTAATATAGTTCCCCAACCATGTGCAATGTTATGTGAATTATGTGAAGCTGATTCCCCATTGTTAATACTATCAGAAATGTCTATAATTCCATTTGAAAATAATATTTCTTCATTTTTAGAGTTATATTCATTTAATTCAATAATATCATTATCAATCTTCTCTAACTTTTCTTCATGTTCAGGAACTTGTTTCCCAGCTAATCTTAAAATTTTATTGTAATTCTTACCTAGTATTTTAAAGTAAGTTCCATAAGTTTGTGGCGAAACATCTGAATATCCTGTATTATCAGGATTATTAGTCCAAATTCCTCTAATAAAGTCAGAAGTTACTTTCCCATCTTCACTTGTTTCATCATACTGTGGGTGGTATCCAACTTGTGCTGTATTTAATTTTGATGGATTAAATAAAGTAACAGCATAAAATTTTGATGGATCAGTATTATATGTTGCTGGTAACTTAACTATAAAATCAGTATCATATTTCATAGTATTGTTCCATGTATCAGCTGTAATTAAAACACTTGCTAACTCAACCCCATTATTAAAATGTTCTACTGTTGAACCTACCAATTCAAATACTTTTAAAGTAATATCACCTGAAACATTCTGTGCATGTCCACTAGCAAAAACTTTTCTTACAACAATTTTATCAATTGTTGTTATAGATGGTTTAAATATAGAACCCCATCCTTTCCCTACTTGCCAACTATTTACATATCTAGGTGTTCCTAATTCAATCCCATCTGTAATTGTATGCCCCATGTAATCAATACAATCAAGTCTTTCTCCTAATGTCATATTAGTTCCTCTAGCCTGTATAAGTTCAGAATCCTTTGTTCCATCACCATTGTGAGCTATTATATTCCCAACTTTTAATTCAACATCTTTAATTTGTGAATTTGTTTCCTTAAATCTGTTATCTAACCCTTGTACTTTTCCTAACGCTTCCGTTAATGCTTTAAATTCCCCTGTGCTTTCTACTGTTCTTGAAGTCTGTGAAGCTGTAACCTTTATAGTAAATTTCTTGCTTGTTAGAACCCCTTCCCCATCATATATTTTAATTTCACAATCAATATACCCTGGTATAGCGTTCATTTGCTCCGTTACTTCTGCCTGGATGAATCCTATTTCAGAATTAATAATATCGCAGCTATTAAATATTGGATTACCATCTTCTTTAACTCCTGATAATATAACTGAACATCCAGTAATCTCAAATGGTACTGAATCATTTAATAATTGGATATGTAAAAACCTAGTGTTACTATCATATTGAACACTAGGTATTACTTCAAAATTCTTTTTATCTATATCAATTTTTAATGTCTTTATATACTTCATATATTCAACTCCTCGCAAGTTTCATTTTCTTCTAAGTTATCTACTGGATCTTCTTCTATCTTCATAACCTCGATATCATTTTCAACCTTATGATATTCTTCTAATCTTATATATTCAAATCCTCGTCTTTTAGCAGTAACTACGTATTTAAAAGTAAAATCTTTTCTATCTGATTCAACTATAAAATAATTTTCATTTTGTTCTTTTACTCTATAATCTCCCCAGCCTTGTTTTATTACTTCAACTGTATAGTTATTATCAACCCTAACAGCTTCTTTAAATATATTATCTAATAATATAACTCTTTCATATGTTCCTTCTGCAGTTTCTTCAACTGTAAAAACTTCCATACTTCTATCTGTTAAATAACTTTCGCAATCTTCTACACTATAAAATAACCTATCTCCATAGTTTTCAGTTACTTGAATACAATTCTTATTTCCTACTACTGCAAGATCACCGTTGATATGTACCTTTTTATCAACGGTAAGATTATAATCACACCAAATTTTTTCTTGTCCTGATGGTCTATACAGATAAGCATGTGAACCATCTCTAAATATGAAATAACCTTTTCCATCAGCTTTTAATTTCCCAGTTTCAAAATAGCAATTATCCTTATCGTAAGCTGCTATAAAATCTCTATTAACTTTAACTCTAGCATTAGAATCATTTTTATCTGCAATTAAAAAGTCATTTACTACCTTTACTATAAGATTATCAGTTGTAGAATTATAAATACTATTTTTATCATATCCAAACCATAGCTGTACCCCTTTAAAGTCAGTCTCTTTAAATATAGTTATAGGACAATCTGTTATTTTATCGCTATTATCATTATCAAATCTTATATAGCTATAAAATTTATCATCTTTTTCGTATGATATTGATATAGAACGATCTTTTTTATTAGCTATTGCAATGCCAAGTTTATTTTCATCTCCACCAATTCTGGTAGAGTAAATTTGACCTACTGCATCTCCTTCTCCATCCCAATCATAAAATCTTACTATTGTTCCAGCAATATCAATTGCTTTCTTACCATTCCTTTTAAACTGCATACCCTTTGATGATTCTCTTAAGTCTATTTCTAAACTTCCATCAATACTTTGAAGCACTCCCCCTCTTATTCTATCTGCTAACATTGTTCCAGCTACAATAAGATCTGCAAAGAATCCTTTACCAGTTCCGAAAGTTCGCCAATCCCAATCTTTATCATCTGGAGTTCTTTCTGCAGCAATCATAAATCCCATAGAGCCAAAACACATAGCTCCATAGCTTGGACTATTCTTATCAAAATCTTCACAAATCATAACTCTTACTGGTAATGGCTGTGCTGTATCTCTACATGCTTTCATTGTTACATTAATTGCATCTAATATACCAGATACTTCAACAGCATTAACAGAGCCATCACTATTTAATATGTTATTTACTTTATTATAAATATCAGTTTGCTTATCAAAATAATTATCAATTTGATGACCTAACTTAATTGTTTTATATTTTAATGCTAGTCCATCCCATGTATAGCCTATACACCTTACCAAAGTATCTATATTTAATAATTCATGTCTTGCTTTTATGTAATCTCCTAAATTAACTTCCTCATAACACTCATATGATTCATATTCTAATGTTCCTTGCAAATCATACATACTAACTTCAATAGATACTTCTGGGGAATCTATTTGCTCTTCTTCAAATAGTAACTTACTTAATCTAATTAATTCATCTCTAGCTTCTTCAATAGTTTCAAATCCTTCATTACTATTTTCTTCTTTAACTTTTACCTGGTCAAACTTAATTTCTTTTTCCATTATATAAGGATATTTATTAATATTAGGACTATCTACCCATGGGGTTTTTCCAGTTAATCTTAATCCATCAAAACCAATAGGAATAATTCTTGTAATAGTATTTTTATAGCTACTACTTTCTTTTATGTATTCCATATTTCTTCCATAGCTTATTACTAATCCAGTATCATGACCTATTTTATTATTCATATAAACATCAAAGTTATCTATGAATAACTCTCCACCCCATCTATTAACAAAACTATTTTCATCATCACCAGTAAGTGCAGCAACTATATTTTTTCTTTCTAACCTACTTCTTGAAATCTTAATAATATTGCTATGTCCTGTATAGTTAGTATTTTTAAATATTTTCTTTATTGCCTCTTCCCCAGTTGCATCACCAGTATCACATATTAGAACATTTTCATTATTAAAATCTTTAACATAGGTTTTAACATTATCATAGAAAAGTAAATATCCTGAAGCTATTATAGTACCTTCTTTACTATCTTTATCTATATCTTCAATTCTAAATAGCTGACCTTTTTCTAAATCCCATGGAGTATATGCCTTAATAACATTTCCTTTTTGTAAATACTCATATCTACCATATTCATCAATCTCATGCTCTATTGTAAATTCAACAGCTTGATTTATTCCTGCTGTACTAACTTCATAACTTAATGGTTGTAATGCTATATCTCCATTTTTATCAAAGTTAGTATTTGTACTTAAATATACTTGTATCATTAATAAATCCTCCATCTTGGAATTACTATTAAACTTTTTAAATTACCTTTCCATTCAATAGTATTTTCATCTTCATTTAAAAACAAATCATCATACCACCCTTCTTCAAATGCAATATTATTTTTTGTTTTTCCTCTGAAGCACAATTCTAATTCAGTATCAATTAATAATTCCTGACCTATATTAAACTTAGTTTCTTTTCCATTTACAATTAAACTTATTATTCCTTCAGCTTCAATTTTATAAATGGGTTTTGATGTTAGATAACTTGGATTATACAATAACTTAGGATTAATTATTTCCTTATCCCCTGACCTATAATAAATAAATGGTGAACAAACAAAAGTAACTTCAAAACTACCTTTCTTTCTACGTGTTCTTTCAATAACTTGAAGTTTACAATACTTAACTCTATAATACATATCTAAATCATCAGAAAACATTAATCTATTATCATCTATTTTATTAATCCATCTCTTAATTAATCTTGTTTTTTCAATGAAATCTTTTCTATCAATAAAATTATAACTAACTGGGATTTCTATATTTTTTAAAGTTTTAGATTTTACAGTGACAGTTTCATCTCTTCCATCTATAGTTTTTTCTGTTATTGAGGCTGGTTGGGGATTAATAATATTAGGTCTCTTTATTGAACTTAATCCTATATCTATATCAGCTATGCCATTAAATACAATAAAATAGTTTGAACTCCTCATTATTCAACCCCCTTTCCTTTATTCACACTATTTTGTTTCTTAGTTACTTTTTTTATTACAATATCAGTTATCTCTCTTGAAATTTCTTTTGTTCCAATATAAATAGGTATTTCTGCTTGTAAAACTAAATCACCATTACTATTTACATTGAATTTATCTAACACACTACTTAAACTATTTAAAGTATCACTTAATGAACTTTCTTCATTTTTTCTTATACTTTTAAAACTTTTTTCATTGTAGTTAAAGTATGATCCTCTGGTAACGTAATTTGCTACCTCTGGCATATCTAAAGAATAATCCCTCATAGGTTGAATATTTTCATTAGATAACGTACTTCTACTTTGTATTGTTCTTTCTGTAGTTGTTCTTGTTATAGATACTCTTCCAGTTATAGGAGTACTATATATCCTTTGCAATCTATTCCAATCACTTATAGATTGATTAGCCATTCTACTAGTTGAAGATGTAACATTTTTTTGCATTGTAGAAGCAGAATTTGAAGCATTTTTCTGCATTGTAGAAGATTCTTTACTAACACCTTTTTGCATATCAGTTGCAGATTCAGTTACATTTTTCTCGGCTTCATCTAAGTTCTTACTAGCTTCCTTAGAGGCTTCTCCAGTTTTACTACTTAATTGCTTATTAACTTGTTCCATTGCTGAACTAATATCTTTAGTCATGGAATCACCATTTATTTTACCAGCTGAAGACATTTGATTTAAATTCTTCTCAACTTGCTTTGCTGCTTCATCTACAGTCATTCCTTCACGAATACCTTGGAACATCATTTTAGTAGTATCGTTCATACCCTTTAAAGTAGTAAGTTGCCCACTACTCATATTAGTTAATTGATTAGCTAACGATTTACTAGCACTAGAATAATTACCTTCAACTATACCTGGTACTAATCCTAACGTTGTATCCATAATAGAATTAAGTTGTATTAAACTTTCTTCAGTAGAGTTCAACATTTGTGACATTCCTCTAGAAGTGGTTAATGTTATTTTTCCCATAGCCTCTTCAGTATTTAATGTCATTTTATTTGTCATTTTACTCCATGCATCATTAACAGTTAATCCTCCTGGACCATCTGCAATAGCTGCTATAATATCACATATACCCATAATCGCTATTGCTAAATTACCAAAAGTCATTTGAACTATTCCTGAAATAAACTCACATACAGAACTAATAACAAATCCAACACCACCAAATTTCTCTTGAAGAGATAGTAGAGCTGTCTCACTATCTCCTAACCATGCAAGTAATCCAACTAAAACAGCTATTATTGCACCAATACCTATTGGACTTGCCAATATTCCTGCTGCACTTGTTAATCCTCCTGCTGCTCCACTTGCTGCACCTGCTCCACTTGATAATTTACCAAATAAAGTTACAGCATTTCCTCCAACAATAATTAACTGACCTATTCCCATAAGCATAGGTCCAATTGCTGCAACAATTCCAGCCATAACAACTATATTCTTTTGTTGCTCCTCATCTAAACTACTAAACCAATTTGCAGCTTCAGTTATAAGATCTACAACTTTTGATAATACTGGTTCTAAAGCAACAAACGCTTTTATTAAAGCACCTTCTATTGCTGATTTCATAGAATCAATTTGACCACCAAGATTATCTTTCATTATTGTTGCCATTTCATTTAATGCACCTGATGAATTATCTAAGTTTACAACCAATTCATCATATTCTCCACCAAGGCCATCTAATAAAGCCATTAATGTATCAAACTGAGTTTTCCCACCTAACATTGCAGCATATTGAGCTTGTTGTTGTTCTGTTAAAGTTGAAGTTCCATCAGCTGTATTAACTAACTTTTCTCTAAGCTCCTTTAATACATCTACCATATCTCTCTGTTTTCCATTTGAATCAAAGAGTGATATTCCCATGGCATCTAAAGCTTCTCCAGCTTGTCCAGTTTCAGTTACTAAATTTGCAAATACAGATGATAAAGCTTTCCCAGCTTCACTTCCTTTAATACCTCTATTAGCAAGAACACCAAGTAAAGCACCTGATTTATTCATAGGAATATTAAGCATTTTGAAAGAACCACCTGCAACTATATTAGCTTCTAATAGCTGCTGCATAGATTGGTTAGATTTACGTTGTGCCTGTGCTGCTATATCAAGATATTTTGTAAAATCATCAGCACTAACTCCTGCTGCCGACATAGAATCTGTAACTAAATCAGCTGTAAGTGCTAAATCCATTCCTCCAGCTTCTGCTGCTCTTAATACTGGTTCTATTCTTTCAATAGATGTTTCTGCATCCCAACCAGCTAAACTTAAAAATGTTAATCCTTCTGCTGCTTCTGAAGCACTAAAGGATGTACTACTTCCCATCTCTAAAGCTTTTTCTTCTAAAGCTTTAAATGAATCACTTGCTTTATCAGTTATTCCAGCAGTAGCTTGTAACTTACTCATAGCAGTTCCAAAGTTTGTACCAGCAACTGTTGCAGCTGCTCCAGCTCCTGCAATTGGTACTGTAACTCCAGCAGTAAGACCTTGCCCTATATTCTTAGTTGTACTCCCTAACTCTTTTAAGTCATTTCCTATAGTTTCAAAAGGTAAGTTTCTAAGTTCTTGTGATAAGCTATTAACATCAGCTTGGGTATTATTTAGTTCTGTTTGATATCCATCTAAAGCTCTACTATTATCTTCAATTTCACTTTCTAAAGACATATATTTATCTTTTAATTGAAGTAACTCTGATTTTAATTTTTGTGCTTCATCTGAATTTTCTCCAAACTCACTTTTAGCTTTATTTAACTTTTCTTCTGTAGAATTTATCTCTTTAGCTAAGTTTTTATGCTCTTCTCTATTTTTACTTAAAATATCAGTAGTCTTCTTAATAGCATCTTCATATACGGTAATTTTTTGAACTCCTGAATCTATTTTGAAAGTTAATTCATTCATTTCATTTCCTAACTTTTGAAAATAATTTCCTGATTGAACTAATTCACTTCCAAGTTTATTAAAAGCAGATTCAGTTAATTTCGCATTATCATCTATACTTTGAAGTCTTTCCTCTGTTGTTTTAGTTGAACTACCTAGATTATTAAATTTATCTTTAGCCTCTTCTAACTCCTTTGAAAGTTTTCCAATATTTGATTCAGTAGTCCTAATATCACTACCTAACTTAGCTAGGTCTTGACTATTCTTTTGAACTAACTTAGATTGTTCTTGCCATTCTGCTGAATTCTTACCTAAAGTTTTTTCAAGATCATCTAACTTTTCCTTTTGTTCTTTTACTAACTTAGAATTCTTTTCATATTCATCTTTCTGTTTAGATAATTTCAAGTTATATAATTCTATTTGTTTGCTAGTCTTTTGTATTTTTGCATCTAATCCAGTAAAGGTATTTTCAAAATTTTTAACACCATTACCGGCTGACTTAAAGTCTTTTTCAGTATTTTTAATAATACCATTTATTGCAGTAATCTTCTTTTTAAAATTTTCTGATTCCAAGGAAAGCTCTACGGCTAACCTTTCAACTATTTCATCAGCCATATAACCACCCCTTATAAATATTCAATTTGTTCATTTTCTTTATTTAAACCATTTACTCTTTCGTAAACTTCTATCTGTTCAAAATAATGTTTTGGCGTAATTGACCAAAAATCATTTCTTTTTAATTTAGTGCTCCAAAAGAACTCCATATAAGGAAAATCCCAATCTTTACTTTTCTCTTCAGTAAAGATTGGGATTTCTTCAAATTCATCATCTTCTTTATTTTGCTTTGATTTAAACATACATTTCTTTAATAACTCATTTAAATACTTTGATTCATTCAATACCTTTTCTGCTATTTCATCTTCAGTTCTTTCTTTTAAATAAACTTTAATAAAATCTTCTTCTAATAAATTAGCTCCTCTTAAAACTGATTGTAATATCAAAGCAGCTATACAATGAAAATCCATTTGAGATATTCCTTCAAAAATTTCATGTACTTTTAAATCTTTATCACATTCCTGTAATTCTTCCTGTGTTCTTTTAACTACATACATATCTAAAGTTCCAGGTAACTTTAAATCATCTATTTGTAAATATGCTTTATACATTTTTCACCTATAAGAAAATAGAGGTTGAAAAATCAACCTCTACTTTTTATCATTTAATACTTTACTTTGCATTGTAGCTGCTTCTATCTGTTGTGGTAATTGAACCTCTGTAAACCACTTACTTATTGCTTCAGTTGATGCCGTAGTATCATCTGTATCTATATAATGATAAATATCACCATTTTCATTTTCACCAATACTATAGCTTATTTCATCTACAGAACCTTCCCCCTTACCATCTTCAATAGTTTCTGCTGAAATTGAAGTAGGAGAGCATACACAGTTATATACTACATATAACCTTTTATGTGTACTTCTTTTCTTCTTTCTTTCAAATAAAAATGCACCTTCTGGAGAAACATCATTAGAGTTTACTACAATTCCACCTTTCACTATAGCATTTCCAAATAACAAAGCTTGTTCCTCTGCTGTTAATGCTAAAACACTTAGTGTACCTTCTCCACCTACAAAATCATATCCATTATCTACAACCTTATCATCTGCCCATTCTGCATCATTTTCATAATCCAATTTATTTTCTATTTTCTTAGCAAATAAAATTGGTACTGGTGTTTCATATGCTCCATCTACAAACGGTGCAAAATGTATGTTAGATAACCCTGCTAATATTTTTTTCTTTTTTGCCATTATTCATCTTCTCCTTCATCTAAATAATATTCATATACAAAAGTTAAACTTCTACCATAAGCACCATCAGAAACAATGTCTTTTCCACCATCATATTCAAAATCATATTCTTTAAGTAGAGATTTAATTTTTTTATAATTTTTCAACTTTGACTTCTTTGTTGTCCAATAATTAATGCTAATATAATAGGTCTCTGATAAATTTTTATTATCAAAAAACTTACTATCTTCATCATCATAAATATTGAAAATAATATACTCTTCAGCTTCACCCTCAAACTTTTGGAATCCAATCGGTATATTTAACTCTTCCAATATCTCAACTAATTTATTATGCATAACTACCTCATTAAATTTTCTTTTAACTCTTTTTTCATTACAGTAACTGCATCATCTTTCGCTTTACGGAATCCTTTTTTAATCCACTTTTTCCCTGCCATTCTTCTTGTTCCATGCTCCTGATAATATCCTCTTTCAATAACTTCTCTATCCTCACTAGTTATTCCAATAACACTAGTTCTATTAAATCCAGACCCTTTTCTTTTTATCTTTCCTAAACTATCATGAAGCTCCCAACTATCTTTAGGAACTGAATCTCTCATTGATTCAAGAACTACTTTATCAGCTTTATCCAGAACTTTATCAATCTCTTTAGTACCTGCTTTTTTAGACATATTATTTAATCTATCCTGTAATTCCTTACAATCAAAAGTCATACCCATTACTCTATAACTCCTTCGATTTCTAATATTTCATCTTTTTCTTCAAGGTTATTAATACCCAAGATATTATAAAATTTATTTTTATAAGCAATCATATATTTAGTTGTAGCTTCTTTATCATTACTTAAATCTAAATAATCAATATATCTTATAATAAATTTCTTTCTAAATTTAGTAGATACTTTTCCATTAGTTGTACTTTCTAATGTTTTAACATTATTTATCTCTTTAATATCTCCCCAAACAGTTCTACAATGAATCCATTCATCATCTGATAATGCCCCACAGTTATTCTTTGAGAAAATACTAATATGTTTAGACATAACATTAATTAAATCTGTTAGAAAAATAAACATCTTTTCTTTTGTTGAATCTGGTTCTAAATAAGCAATACTATATAATGAATCATTAATTTTAATAGTATCTCCTGTTGATATTCCAGGAATATAATGAGTTTTTAATTTAATAGATACTTTTAATCCAGTATCACTATACTTTAAGCTATCCTGTTCCCTAATTGTTTTATAAGAGAAAAAGAGTTTTCCTTTTATAGAAAACTCTTTCTTACTACAAGCATTATTATCTTTATCATAACTTTCTAGATAATCACCAAAATATAAAACACCATCATTAAAAGAATCAAACTTCTGCTTTCTTTTCAGCATATCTTTTCACCTTATATTTATTCCTAATTTGATAAATTTCATTCAAATAGCTTTTATCAAACTCATTAGCACAATCATTCCATACATACATGCAATAATTCATAAATAAAGTTCTTTCCATTCCTGCTTTTGAATAATCTATTTCAGCTCCTAGCTTATGATCTAAAGTTATCTTTGCATCTTCAACTATATTTAAAAGCTTATTTTCAGTAGATATATCTTCCCAAGTTATATTTAATCTTTCTTTTAATTTCTCAACTAAAGTGATTTTATCCATACACTACCTACTATTTAGTAGCTTTTCTTGTACTTAAAGCTGCTGGAGTAGCTTCTGCAGTTTTTACTGTAATATATGCTGGATCTAAATCAGCTATATTAATTAATATAGAAACTGTATTATCATATGCTCTTCCTGTTCCATACATTTTAATCTTATAAACTCTTTTATCTTCTAAGAATTTTAAATCATCACTATATTCTATTACACCTTCTTTAGCTCCACCAATTCCCATGAAATACTCTTCAGGTAAACAAATAATTGCTTCACCATCTGATAATTCATTAGATATTTCAACATCTGTTGGAAATGGGAATAAATTATTTACATAAGCTCCTGCACTATTTAAAACAGTTGTTGCTGGCATTATTTTAGATAAATAATCAGATTGATTACAAATTAATAATACCTTGTTAAACTTTCTATTTCTGCCCTTTTCATTCTTTACAAGCTTAGATAATAACTGACCATATTCTACTGGAGCAAATGTAGTAACTTTAACAGCTTCTTTCCTTGGATATTTACCACCAGTTATAGTAACATTTTCAGATACATCTCTAGTTAATCCAATAGGTTGATTTTTACCATCACCATCTACTATTGCCTTTTCTAAGCCACATAATAAAGCATCCTTTAAGAACATTCTTATGTATCCATCTAAGAATACTGGCCCTAAATCAAGCATATCTTTTTCAATAACTGCAAATGCACTTAATTTATATTGAGTTACTTCAATAGTTCTAAATGCACTTGTTATTTCCTCTGTAATTGCTGAATTAATTTCACCCCATACAGCAGTTTGAACTGTATGATCATTAAGTATCCATTTAGTTAAATACTTAACTGAAACAAAATTTATTTTATTTAATAGAGGATGTTCATCAGTTAAATCTTTATATACATCTTCTATAATAGTTTCAGGCATTATATCAGTTAATCCTGCCATTGCTTGTTGTGGATTAGCTGATTTACCTGCTTCTATTAACTTATTATAATAATTAGTTTCTTGTGGAGTTAATTGTCTATAACCCCTTTGTGCTAATATAGTTTGATTTCCATGAGCTTCTTCAAAGTCTTGCTTTACAACATCAATTATTGATTGTTGAAAACCACACCATGCCTCTTGAATTTCTGTTTCATTTCCTGAAATCATTGCCTTTTGTAATGCATCTACTGCATCCTTTTGTTTTAAATTAGTTATACTTAACATTCCCATTTTTATTTCTCCTCTTCATTTTATTTTAAAAGTGCATTAAAAAAAGAACCTAATGGACTTTGTTTTGGTTCTTCTTCATTATCATTATTTAATTGTTCAGCTTCATCTTCTACAGAAGGATTATCTTCCTCTTCTCTAGTTCCATTTTTAATAAACTGTAACATTTCTTCTCTCAAAGATTTTTGATTTAAAGCTTCAACCTTCATTTGCTGCATTAAAACTCTCTGCTGATTTAATAATGTATTTTGGTCTATAGAGCTTTGTGCTATTTCATCACAGAAACCATATTCTAAACACTGATCTGGTGTTAAAATAGTTTCAGCTTCCATCATTTCTATAAGCTGCTCTTCAGTAAGATTCTTAGCTCTATTTAAATATATTTGTCTATTTGATTCCATCAATACATCTAAATCATCAGCATGTTTTCTTAACTGCTTTGCATTGCCACTTACAGTCATCCACATATCATGAATCATCATTGATGTACCAAGTCCCATTATAATTTTGTCACAAGCCAGGCATATAACACTTGCTACAGAATAAGCAAATCCATCTATATAACAAGTTTTCTTACACTGTTTTCTAGATAGCATATTATATATAGCCACTCCTTCTTTGACACTACCACCATTACTATTAACAAATAACTCTATCTCATCATTATCTGATATTTCATTTAACTTTTGTCTAAAATACTCTGCTGATGTTTCTGAATCATCATACTCCCAAGTATTCCAATTAAACTTACCATAAGCAGTAACTTCATCATATATGTAAAGTTGATGCTTATTACTATTTGCTAATTGATTAAATGCATATTTTAATTTAGTTCTATTCATCTTTCTCACCTCCTTTCAAGTTTTTAACTACATCATAATTTTTAGTTACAAAGTGCTTTTTACTTTCTTCAGTATTTAAAGCTGGATAATCAATCAATGCCCTATTTTCATCAATACACATTGTTCCTGAAGAAATAAGTTTGTCCAACTTATCAGCAACTTCAATAATATCAATATGATTAACTTTTGATGTATCCATTTTTGCATAATTTCCTTTTTTCCATTTCTCATAACCTTGCTTACGACTTAGTTCTCTGCTAATCATCTTAGCATAAGGATCTACTGCATTTGTTATAAATAAATTCATTACTTCTTTCATATTAGTTATGTTACCTAGCAATAATGAATTAGGTATTTTTAAAGATTGTGCCACTGTTTCAAATATATCCTTTTTCAACGAAATAATATCAGCTGAATCTTTAACATTATTTTTAGGAGATATATCCTCTAAGTTATAACCTTCATATTCTGGATAAATAACATTATCACTTTCAATAAATGTTTTAAGCTGCTCTTTAATAACCTCTTCAAATATTTCATTAAATTCAGCATCTCCAGCTTCAATCCCATCAAGCTTCAATTTATATTTTATAGCATTAGACTTTTTATAAGTTTTAATTGCATGACTTAATAAATCAGCATAGTTCTGATGTAACCCATCTATTAATGATTTTATCCTTTTATTTTCTAACTTAAAAAGATATACTTCATTAGCTCTATAGCTTCTGTTTAATTGTAAATTACCTATCGTAATTCCAACATACTTATTACCTAACATAGGATATTCTTCAATAGAATACGAATCGGCACAGTATAAATTACCATTATTCTCAATTATTAAAGCTTCTCCATAATCACTATAGAACATTTTTTCAATTACTTTGTGCCAAAAATGACTTGAATTTTCATTAATATTTGCTGAATAATTCAAAGTAAAATAATCTCTTTCTTGAACTTCTTCATGATTAACATATGTTTTTATTTCACATTTAGATATTGCATTTGCAATATAGCTAATAGCTGTATATAAAGCTAATTCCTTAAAATAAATTTCTTGCCTTAAAACATCAATATCTATATCACTATCTTCAATAGATTCTGCATCAACAGCTTTAGAATTCTTTTTGGGGTTAATATATGATTTTATATAATCTACTAACTTCACTAATTTCACCCCCTTTCCATTTAATTAAATTTAATAACTTTAAATGCTTTGGGATTAGCTTTTTTCTTTTCTTTTAATTCTTGTGCAAGAATAACAGCATTAACTAAAGCCATAAATCCATCTGTTTTTCTATAGTTAGGTTCTATCTTCCCATAACTAACATTACCATTTTGAATAATCTTTTTAGTGTTATTAGTAAACCACCTAAGAATCGGCACATCTCCCCAAACAAAATTATGATTAATAAATATTGAGTTAACTATTGGAGCAATCATCATAATATCACTTGGTCTAACTCTTTTAATATTTTTCTTTTCATATGCATCAAATCCTATTTTCTTAAATTCACTATTTAAAAATGAAAATCTAAAATGGTCAATTCCTATTTTCTTAATCTTATATTTAGTTCCCATTTTCAAAAACCAATCTGTTACTAAATGAGCTGATACTTCTACATCTTCTATAAACGTTAAATGTCCTCTTCTTGCCCATTCTTCTAATGGAGCTTTAATACCTTTTAAATCCCTAGAATGAGTACATACAAAGGTATGTTGAATAACATAATACTTACCATTAACTCTAAATACTAAGCATACACATACAAAGTCATTAGTCATAGCGAAGTCTACACCACCAACACATTCCATTCCCTCTAAATCAATCATTTCTTGATTCGTAGCTAAAATATCATCCCAGGTAGCAACTTCTACATCTTTGTTACCTATAGGGAAGTTCATTCTCTTAGCCATAAATTCTGGAAAGTAATCTAGTTTATATGGCATATCTAATACTTCTTTTTCAATAGTACTTTTTAAACTTGGGAAATCATTAATAGATGGTATTGCCTTAATCCATTTATCTGATTTATCCCATTCACTTTCCTCTTCTATTCTGCACCAAAATACTAAAGTCCTATTAAGTGGATTATATTCTCTTAGTATATCTTTGTTTTGGTCTAACTCTCTATCTAATAAACCACCTCTAACATGACCATTAGTAGTTATAGTTATTTCTCTACCATGCCATACCTTACCTAATCCAGAAGCTAAAGTATTAACGTTAGTAGTATCTTCATACTCATGCTTTTCATCATAGATAACACAACCAGTTCTTTTACTATCTTTACCTCTCTTACTAGAGGTATTAAACCTTAATACTGACTTAGTTTTTAACCCTGTAACTTCTGTTTTAGTTGCATGAAAATTTTTCTTTAATACACTCTCATAGCTTTTATTAATTGGTTCTTTTATTATTTCGTAAACATCATTAAACGTTGTTTTAGCTTGATTTTCTGTGTTAGCTAGTAAATCTATGTTATAACCTTTAATTCCATGATAAGGACTTAAGAAATAGAATGATAAGAACGATATAAATCCATTTTTACCACTACCTCTACCAACAACTATTCTAACTTCCTTAAAGAATATATCACCATCAGTTTTAAATACTCCAACTATTAGAGCAAATAAAAATACCTCCCATTCAATTAGCTTGTATGGAAAGTATTTCTGTAGCGATAAACCTTCTTCAATTTTCTTTTCATCAATGTATACATCATCTCTTTCAAGAACTGGAATGATTATATTATTAATCATATCCTCCTGCTCTTTACAATGCTCTATTTCATTGTTTAATATTTTCTCCATATAAGGATTAATATATTTACTATAGAGTTTCATTATCTCCACCATTAGCAGGATTAATATTTTTATTTTCAGGAATATCCAATCCTAGTTTACTTAAGATATTAAGCATTTGAGATACTGTTTTATGTAATCCATCTAAGCTATCATTTCTTTTAACACTAGTTTGTTTACCATTTGACCACTCAACAGCGACCCCACGTTCTTCTATATCTAGTATCAATTCATTCTTAATTTTATACATCTTCATGTATACATCAATTAGATCATTGTAAAATAGTCCTGTTACTCCATTGTTTTTTAACTGATTTAATAGGTCATCCCTCATAGCTTCATACTGTTCTGTAGTGGTGGTTTCATAGGTTAAAAGAGTTTCTTTTTTTATCTTATCAGTTGCCCTCTTTGAGGTGCTTTTTTTAGGCATAGTTTTTGGGGTATTTTCTGCCCTAAAATTGCCCTGTTTTGTGTCCGATTCGGACACTTTTTCAACCTTTTGCCGTATCCAACCGAATTTTTTTCGCCATGTTTTTATGGTACTTTCTGATACAGAATACTTGTCAGCAAGTTTGGCATATGTCATTCCTGCAAGATAGTCTTTTTCAGCCTTCATCTGTATTTTACTTTTATTTACACTCCTAATTTTAACCACCTCCTTCCAGTTGTAGAATTGCCATATTTTTAACCTTAGCCCCCCCTCATACATGCGCGGAGCTTCTCTCTAAATACTTAGTCCCCCTTGCCGGTGCTAGTCCCCCATAAAAAAATAGGGTATAGGGAGGTAGGGGGTACTTTACCATCGTTCTTCTGTTAATGGTGAAGCTTTCTTCTTGTAAAAGTGCTTTTCAGGATGTAATCTATTATGACAAGCTGCACATACAGCAACTAAGTTCTTATACTGTTTGCCTTTGTAAGTATAATGTTTACTCAAAGCTAACCTTGGATACTTCCTAACAAACTGAACATGATGAACTGTATCAGCTTTAGTTATCTTTCTTTCCTTCAAACACTCTTGACATTCATAATGCTGCTCTTCTAAAACTTCATTCTTTAAACCTTTTGTATCTTTATTACCTGCCCAATATTTACTCTTATAAAATCTCCAAAGCTCATCCTTAGCAATTAATTCTTTAATCCATTTTTCTAACTTTAAAGGATCAATAACTTTTGCACATCCATCTTTAATCTATCAGAATGAGTTTTTAAATGTTTTAACATCCTTTGAGATTTAATCATAAGCTTCTCTCTTTCTTTTCCATTGGTTGTAACAGATATCTTTTCATCAAGCTTCTTAAGTTTCTTTTGTTCTCTTAATACATAATCATCATAACAAGATGTTATATATTTATGATTGCAGCTATTACATTCAAAATAATTAACTTCTATTCCATTAATACTTATAGTTTTTATTTTCTCTCTATTAAGTTCAAATTCAATATTGCATATATCACATTTAACATTCATAATATTTCCTCCTAAAACAAAAACACCTAACACTATAAATGTTAGGTGTTCAATCAATTAGAGCATAGAGAACATTGTAAGAAATCTTTTGTTTTTTATATTTCCCAATTACCATATTACTATGTAATACAGCTATGTACAATATCACTAAATGTAACATCAATTGTAACATTATATTACTTCTTTAATGCTTTCAGGGAATAGAATAGTTATTAATTTATTTATTAATCTCTTTCTATTTCTAATTATTGTGATACGTTCTTTATTAAACTTTTCTGCTAATAATTCATCTGTTGCAATCTTATCCTCTTCTGCATTAAGATACTTTAACTTTATTATGTCAAAATATTTATCTTTTCTAATTTTATCTAGAGCATTATCTATTCTCTTTAAATCCCTTTCTGTTTCTATCTTCTCTCTTTTGTATCTCTCTTTTAACTCTACATATCTATCTTCCTTTGATACACCACCAGCACTTGAATATACCACAATGCTCTTGCTTCTCTCTGGCAATCCATGTTTATCTATATATTCAATATCCTCTTCCTTCTGCTTAACTGCATCCTTTAAGTTCTCATAGTTATATAAAAGCAATTCAACCCTTTTATAATAATTCATTTCTCTTTTAATCATATTATTACTTTTTAATTCTTCTACAACTTTCTTAGCTGTTTCCTCTATAGTATCTTTAATATTAATTTCTTTTTTCTTATTACTCATTATACTACCTCACTTGTATTTCTCATATCATCTTTTGCCCTTCCCCAAACAACTCTACTTGTTGTATGTACTTCCTTTAGGTATTTACATATCTCATCAAATCTACTTTTTAATGCAGTTGCTTGTCCTCTTCCTAAGTCCTTTTTTATATCATACTTTATCTTACTCCATCTATTGTAAGCTTGAAGACTATCTCTCATTAGTGTATATGCTGATGCAATATCATTCTCCTGAAGCATTTCATATCTTGATGATATATTATTAAATATCTTTACTTCTTGGCTATATATTTTTTCATAATCAAACTTCTCTTGGCTCAATTTAACCACCTCTAGTTTAAGCTAATATAAATTAGCAATCCTTTTTATATTCTTCTTTCGTGTTCTATAACTTTTAGTATTCTTAGCTATCCAGTGCAATCTTTTTCTAATTGCAACGTTAGGATCACAGACTATCTTTCTTGCATTATTTACTTTTATTTCAGTTTCCTCTTCAATGACATTTTTATCTTTCTCTACTTCTTTTCTTTTACCAAAGTATTTAAATAAATTTTCCTTCATCTTCTTAAACATTTCTTACCTCCTTTTAATGAACTGTGAGATAGCTTAGCTGTTTTAATACCAACTTTTCTTAATTTTTCTTCTATCAAATAAAATTCTTTCTCAAAAAATTTTATATAACCTATTCCAAAACTTTCATCACTATAATATCCTTGACTTAATGCTCTTACATCAATTTCGCTTTTACTTATTAATAATTTTATAATAAAGGCTGTCGTTTTACCTTGTACTCTACCAGTAAATACATTTTTATCTTCAAAAATAAATTTTATTTGTTGATCATTTAATTTAAATTCTAAAGCCTTATTTATTTTATAAACTAATATTTTATTTTTAATGAATTTAAATATCTTTCTTTACTCCCTTTATTTAATTTGTGCATTATAACTCTCTGCCACATCTAGAACATTTCATTCCACAATTATAGCTTGCTTCTTTCATACAAGGACACTCTTCTTTAACTTCTATTATTTCTTCATTTACAATTGTATAAAAATAAGGTCTATAGTTATGCTTTTCTTGCCATGCATAGAACACTTCATTTAATTTATCTTGCAATTCATCTTTATGCTCTCTAGTTACATCCTCTAGATAATCTTCAGCAACTTCGCCTATATCATCATATGTTTCTTCTGCAATTCTCTCTAATACCTCATCTGCATCTATTCCATAATTAAATACATCTTCACATATTCCTATTTTGAATTTCTTAATATTATCATGTATTGCTTCCTTTGTGCCTTCTCTAATTGCTTCCTCCCTGCTATCACAAATTCCACCTCTCCATATATCACTCATTGTATTTAATTCATAAGTCCATTTTCCAGTTTTACTCATTTATTTTTCTCCTTATCCACAATAAAAATATGCTAAATCTTTTTCTAATGCTTGTCCTATCAAAATACACTCAATAACAGTTGGTTCACTTCCTGCTATAATATTTTTTTAGTCTTTCAACAGATATAGTGCATATACTTTTTAACTTTTCACTCGAACCCTTATTTATAATTTCTGCAACTACTTCTGCATTAAGTCCCTTACTATAAATTAAAGAACCTATTTTAAAACATACACCATTAAATTCTTTTTCTTTCATAACTCTAACCTCTATAACTTTTAAATCTTATTTTATCTTTCCTACTCTTATTTCTATAAGCTTGTTCAAAACTATAATCTTTAGCTCCTTGTTGCCCTCTAATCCTTTCCCTTTTTCTTTGTTCCATCATTTTAACTGTATTAATCATATGTTGATGTGGTGTTAACTTATCTCTATACTTCATAATAACTTTGCCCCTTTATTTTTAATGAGGAAGGCTATTAACCTTCCCCAACACAACACCTTAACTTTAGCTTTTATTTGTAATCCCTGCTGCTATGTAAGCCGTTGTCCAATAAAACATATTTTTTATTTATATTAAATGCATTAGCATTAATACCGTATTAACTTTAATGTGCTACCAAAATAACTTTCTTATATATTTCAATCAAATCGAAATGATCTACAGCTTTTATTTCTATTCCCTCTGAACTCATTACTATTTCAATTTCATTTTCACAAACTGAATTTGATATAAAATCAATATATAAATCACTATTCTTATACTTAGTACTTATATCTGAATACTCTTGTATTAAATCTAAAAGCTTATATCTTACTCCATCATTTAAGTTTGCATTTTCTAAATTTATAAATATTTTATTCCTGAATTTAGATACTTTTTTCTCTTCTAACACTTCTCCAGTAGAAGGATCTATTATTAATGTGCTATTATAATCTTCACCTTTTATATTTACCTCTTCTGTATTTACCTTTAAATCATCTTCAGTAATATTTAATGTTTCTTCTACTGTAACTTGCCCTTCCAAGACTTCTGTTTCTTTTTCTTCATTTTCTTTATCTTTTATAACTTTTATTGTTATATCCTTTTTCTCTTTATGCTCTTCAAAAACTTCCTTTTGCTTCTCTTCTGGTAGCTTTGATAATTCATAAGCAACTGAAATCTTAATATTATCGTCTTTAAGTTCTTCTTGAAATTCTTCTACTAAGTTTTTAGATATGCTTTCCATCCTTGCTATTTGACTTGATGATGTATTTAATATATCTGCTATAATATCTCTTACTCTTCCTGGTACTTTCTCTTTTCTTTTATATTCTGTTAATAGTTCCTTAAGTTTATTAGCTTGATGTATCTTTTCCCAATCACTTAGTTCCCTTGTTGTAGAATTTGTCATTAATAACCTTAACTCATTTTTTATATAGTTATCTTCCTCTACTTTACAAGGTATATATTCAAAGTTTTCATTGCCTTCTTCATATAACTTTTTCATAGCTAAATATCTTCTATGTCCTGCTATTATTTCATATTTATTTTCTTCTATCTTCTTAACTACTAAGTTTTGCTGTAACCCTAATAATTCTATACTGTCTTTTAAATCATTTAACTTTTCCTCTTCAATTGAATAAAAATTATTAGGTGAAGGTACTATATTCTTTATACTAATTTGAATAGTCCTAAATTTTACTGAATTCTCTTTTGTTTCTGATGATTCTTTTGAATTACTATTTAATAAATCCATCATATTGAACTTAGCCATTCTCTATACCACCTTTAACTCATAACCTATTTCACACGATAATTTTTCATCTTGATATATATTTCCTATAACTTTATCTACTGGTGCTAATGTAAATAGTGGAACTCTCCTGTTTTCAATTTTATTTTCTATCCACCAGGAGCAGTCCTTAAACGTAACTACTCCTGTTATTACATGTTCCTTAGTAATTCTATCTATTCTTTCAACTATGAACCCTTTATATATTTCATTCCCATTCATATCCTTTTTACCTGCATACTGAAGTGGTATCAAATGCCTATTATAGAAAGTCCCTCTAATAGTTCCATTTTTCAAACTTTGCACTCCACCATCAGCTATTGATATGCTACAATCTACATAGTTAACAATTTTATTTTCCCTTTTGTCATATAACTTAAATTTTAAATTTGTATCCATTTATCCCCTC